AAAACTTATGAAAGGAATATTCGTAAAGAAAGAACAATTAAATTTATCAATACTATCTATGACAGATCTATTACAGATAATGATGTAGCAGACGCTTGTGGTATTGGGCACTGGGCATTAAAAAATTGGTCTAAGGCAATAGGTCTAGATCAATGAAAATAAATCAAGTTTTAATCTTAGATGACGACAACCCTTCACCGTCTGCCCAAGCATTGGTTGAAGAAAACAAAAAAATATTTAAAAATTTTTATCCACAACTTGAACATAAGGTTTGGGGCAGAAATGAAATAGAAGATATTATAAAAAGTAATTTTGACAAAGATGTTTACTTTGCTTTTAAATCTTTAAAGCCTTATTGCTACAAGTCTGACCTTGCAAGATTTTGTATATTATTTTTATATGGGGGGTTTTACTTTGATATACATAGCAAGCCAGCATCATATTTTATACCTAACGAAAAACTAATGGCGTTTCGTGATGATCAAAGAAACTCTCGTACATCATGGGCTATGCAAACCTCTGTTCTTTATTCTAAAGACCCTGGCCACAAGATTTTTGAATTAACAATAAATAAAATTGTAGAAAATGTTAAAACAAAAAAGTATGGTTGGAGTTCTTTAGCCCCAACGGGACCAATACCTTTTGGAGAATCTTTTGTCGATTACAATAATGCAGATAATATGCTTATAGGAGATTTCAAACAGTTAACTCCAGAGTATTCGGTAAAAAACTATGGGTTTATTTTGCCAGATGGAAATATTTTTGCAGTATTTAAAAATTTTGGTAGCGGAGATATAAATCTTCAGGGGTCAAATAACTACAATGATATGTGGGTAGAAAGGAATGTATACGATGAAAATATTAGTATCGATAATTGCTTATAAAGAAGCAGATCTTTTGGGTACAGTAAAAGATTGTTATGATAAAGCAAAAAATAAAGAAGATTTACTATTTTCTATAGTAGAAGAGCACTCTCCAGAATTTTATTCAGATTTAAGTTTTGTTCCAAAAAGTCAAATTGTATATAGAAAGTTTGATCTTTCTGAATACAGAGGTATTCTTTGGGCAAGAGACTTAACAACAAAAGATTTGCCATTTGAATATGATTATGTTCTGTATATGTGTGGACATACAAGGTTTGAAGAAAACTGGGATGAAAAATGTCTAAGTGAATATAAAAATATTCAAGAAAAAAGCAACGCAGAAAAAGTAGTTTTATCATTTCAGTCTCCAATGTTTGAAGTTAATGAAGATGGAACCATAGAGTTTGAAAAAAATATTGGATCAAAAGTAAACACATATTATCCAAGACTTGATATAACAAAAGACTTTGGGTACGACTTTGCTCCAGGATATTGGTTTCCAGATGTTAGGGAAGTCCCAACAGATAAAGAGTTTGTTCAATCTTATTGGATACATTTTACTTGGTGCTTTGCTCCAAAGCAGTTTGTTACAGAGGTTCCATTTGATATATCTATTGGATGGACTGCTGAAGAAATATACTGTTCCATACAGGCTTGGTCAAAAGGGTGGAAAATTTTTGCAATCCCAACAAAAATGTATTATCATCACACAATTAGAAAATATCCAGGGGAAAAAGAACTAAGGAATGATACCCACAGACCTTGGGCAGATAAGAACAAGGATAGTTATTGGGCTAATGTAGACTATTCTATATTAAGACTAAACAAACTATTGTCTGGAATGCTAGAGGATGGCGATAAGTTTAAGATTAGTAAAGACATAATCTTAGATTATTGTAGGGAAAGTGGTCTAAATATAAAATACACAGAGTATGATCCAAACTATCACAGACTAGACAACTATCAGCAAAGGAAGGCTCTTAGAGATGCTCCACCAATATTGGATATTTGACAGGATGCTACATGTCTGCTAAACTGTATACAAGTGAAAATTTTATGCGTAAGAGATATCTTATGGATAAAAAGACACCAGAAGAGATTGCAAAGGAGTGTGGATGTTCTTTGGAAACTATCTATGTCTACCTTGCTAAATTTGGATTAAGGAAATCAAAACGATGAATAAACTTGAAAAAGCATTGGTAGCACTTGCTGTAGCAGGTAGCGTGGGTTTTGCGTTTGCGTTTGCTGCACTAAAAGGAATTCCAGAAACATTTGATTGGGAATCTGACGAAGAGGAATCTTATGAGTGATAATCTAAACATAACCGTTGACCAAGTAAATAATCCGTTGCACTACACATCAGATCCATCTGGCATTGAGTGCATTGAGATAACTCGTCATCGTAATTTTAATATTGGTAATGCCTTCAAATATCTTTGGAGAGCAGGACTTAAGGATGAAGCAAAGACCATACAAGATTTAGAGAAAGCAATTTTCTATATTAAAGACGAGATAAACAGATTAGAAGGCAAATATGTCAACTGAAGACGATTTAGTTAAGCATCTTGACCAAGTCAACTTGGTAGTGGAAGAATACCTAAAGGGTAATGATCCAACAGTAATCTCAAAACAACTTTCTATTCCAAGACAAAGAGTAGTAACACTTATTAATGAGTGGAAGGTCATGGCCTCAGCCAACGACGCTATTCGTGCTCGTGCTAAAGAGGCCCTGGCAGCAGCAGACACTCACTACAGCAAGTTGGTATCTCGCACATATGAAGTTATTGATGAGGCATCTATGACTAACAATCTCAGTGCAAAGACTGCAGCCATTAAACTTGTAATGGATATTGAGTCAAAGCGTATTGACATGCTTCAGAAGGCTGGATTGCTTGAGAACAAAGAACTTGCTGAAGAGATGATGGAAATTGAAAAGCGTCAGGAGATTCTTGTTCTTATTCTTAAAGATATTGCCTCAGAGTATCCACAGGTTCGTGATGAAATTATGCGTAGACTTTCTGCATTTGCAAAAGACAATGAGGTGATTACAGTTGTCCACGATGTTCAATGAGTTTCTTGAAGCACTACAGGATGATCATTTTCAAGAGATGCCAGTAGACGCAAGAACATTTGTTGAGGGCGAAGCATACCTTGGACAACCACCTTTGTCTGATACCCAATATGACATTGTTGAGGCAATGAGCCAGATCTATCGTAAAGAAGATTTGATTAATATAATGGGTGAAGAAAAGGGTACTCAGTACTACAACAAATACACAAAGAACGAAATTATTCTGCAACTTGGCAAGGGATCTGGAAAAGACTTCACATCAACAGTAGCATGCTCATACATCGTATACAAACTTCTATGCCTAAAAGACCCAGCAAAATATTTTGGTAAGCCCTCTGGAGATGCTATCGACTTAATCAATGTTGCGATTAACGCACAACAAGCAAAGAATGTTTTCTTTAAAGGTTTTAAATCAAAGATTGAGAGATCTCCATGGTTTGCTGGAAAGTATTATGCAAAGGCTGACTCTGTTGAGTTTGATAAATCTATTACAGTTTACTCTGGTCACTCAGAAAGAGAATCACATGAGGGTTTAAACTTGTTGCTTGCAGTGCTTGATGAGATTTCTGGTTTTGCATCTGAAGTAGGAACAGGAAACGAACAAGGAAAGACTGCTGATAATATTTACAAGGCTTTCCGTGGTTCAGTAGACTCTCGTTTTCCTGATCTTGGCAAGGTTGTTTTGCTTTCATTTCCAAGATACCCAGGTGACTTTATTTCAGAAAAGTATGAAGACGTTGTTGCTGAAAAAGAAGTTATAGAGCGAACACACAAGTTTATAATTAATCCACTGCTTCCAGAAGATAGTCCAGATAACTCTTTTGAAATTTCGTGGGATGAAGATCAAATCATTTCATACAAGTATCCTGGAGTGTTTGCATTAAAGAGACCGACATGGGAAGTAAACCCCACACGCAAAATCGATGACTTTATGATTGCATTTATGACAGACCTTGGGGATGCTATGATGCGCTTTGCGTGTGTCCCAACCTTTGCTTCTGATGCATTCTTTAAGCAGGCAGACAAGGTAAGAGCCTGTATGACATTAAGAAACCCAGTAGACAACTTTAGAAGGTTTGATGATGCCTTTAAGCCAGATCCAACAAAAAAATATTATGTTCATGCTGACCTTGCACAGAAGCACGATAAGTGTGCTGTAGCAATTGCACATGTAGAAAAATGGGTAAACATACAAGTCATTAACAACTACGAACAAGTAGCACCAATTGTAGTAGTAGATGCAGTAGCCTGGTGGGAACCAAAGGTAGAAGGCCCAGTTAATCTTTCAGAAGTTAAGCAATGGATTCAAAACCTTAGAAGAATAGGGTTTGATATTGGCATGGTTTCATTTGACCGTTGGCAATCATTTGATATTCAAAATGAATTAAAGCAGGTTGGAATGAAGACTGATACTGTTTCTGTTGCTAAGAAGCACTATGAGGATATGGCTATGCTTGTATATGAGGAAAGGCTTGCTATGCCTGCAATTGATTTATTATTTGATGAACTAACACAGTTAAAGATAATGAAAAATGATAGAGTTGACCACCCACGCAAAAAGTCAAAGGACTTGGCTGATGCTGTGTGTGGAGCAATATTTGGGGCAATATCACATACTCCAAAAAATATAGACACTGAAGTAGAGGTTCATACCTTTAAAGACAGACCAAAGACTCCAGAAGAGCAATTTGACCTGGATAGTCGTAATGTGATACAATATAAACCTAGCCAAATAGAAGAGATAAAAGACTATTTGGACAGACTAAAAACACTATAACAATAAGGAGAAATACCGAATGAATTCATTCAAGAAAATCGCACTAGCCGTGGTTGCAGCCATGACTTTGGGCATGGTCGCAGTAGCACCTGCAAATGCTACAGTAATGACAGTAGCGGTAACGCTAGATGGAACAGCAAATACAACTAATGGTGTAATTGCTACCCCTGCCACATTGCCAGTACCAGCAGATAACACAATCGATGCAGCAGATGCACTACGCTTTGTAGCAACAGTAGCAGCAGGAACATCAGTTTCTGCAGTAGCAACAAATGCAACAATCGTATCAGCATTGCATACATCAGCAGCACCAGTCGGAGCATCGTCAGGATCATCATCTTTGACAATTGCAACAGGAACTGGAACAACTGCAACATTCTTTGTCTACACAAAGACTACAGCAATCGGTACCGTTGTAATCAACAATGGTGGAACAACTCTTACATACTATGTACAGGGTACTGCTGGCAAGATCAACAACCTAACAGTTTCAGCACCTTCAGCAGGCGCAGCAGGAACTAAGCAGGACATCGTTGTAACTGCAACAGATGCATTTGGAAACAAGGTATCTGGTAAGTCAATTACAGCAACCGTATTTGCTTCAACAGCAGTTATGGATACAGCAACAGTAACAACTGGTGCTACGCTAACAGATTTTGGAACAGCAACCTTTAAGGCAACTCTTCCAACAACAGGAACACGCTCACTTATTACATTTGCTCCAACAACATCAACAGATGCTGTTGCAGGTGCAGTAGTAGGTTTGACTGCTCCAACACTTGCACCTTTCGCAGAGATTGCAGTTCGTGATCTAGTATCAGAACTTGCTGCTGAGAAGGCTGCAAAGGATGCAGCACTTGCTGCTAAGGCTATTTCAGATGCTGCAGTTGTAAAGGCTAACGCTGATGCTGCTGCTGCACTAGCAACAGAGAAGGCAGCATCTGCTGCTGCTCTTGCTGCTGAGAAGGCTGCTTCTACAAAGGCTCTTGCTGATGCAAAGGTCGCTTCTGATGCAGCACTTGCTGCTAAGGATGCACAGATTGCCAAGTTGACTGCAGATAATGCAGCAGCACTTGCTTCTTTGAAGAAGGCATTCAACACACTAGCAAACAATTGGAACAAGAAGAATCCAAAGGCAAAGGTTACTCTAGTTAAGTAATTTAGTCCAACACTAAAGGGGTTGCCAATTATGGTAGCCCCTTTTTTGTGCAATAAAATGGTATAATCATCCTATCAGACATCAGGTCTGCAAGGGGGAAAGGTAAATTAAAAGACTAATACGCATACTAGCAGCCACACTTTTAGCATTCGGCTGGCTCATTATCTCCCCAGAAGGTGCCCACTCTGACGATCCACTCACAGTTGCAGCCCAAGAAATACAGGAACTTAACGATAGCGTAGACGATCTTGGCTACCAAGATGATTTTATAGATCTTATAGATATAGCAGAAAACAAGTTCACCTATGCCAAAAATGCGATGGAACTTAGAGATGATTCCTACGATGCTCATGAGTATGCAGTAGAGGCAGAGACCACAGCCTTAGAAGCAAAGAACCTTGCCCAGTCAAATGTGGATGGTCAGACAGTCACAGTAGCCTTGGCCCTTGAACATAAAGACAACGCTCTTGAAGAAAAGAATGATGCTCAAGATGCACTAAGCATAGCCAATATTAATGTTCAAACCACTCAATCAAATATGCAGGCTGCTGCAGGGCAAGGTTTGGCATATACTGTCTATTATTTGACGAGAACATTCCCTGGAATAGCAACTCCAAGTGGAGTTATCTGTTCTGGTACCTGGAACTCAAGCAGCATGCAACTTCCAGTTTGCGGTAATAGATACGAAAACTTTATAGTTAAATTTACTGGACAGATAACAGTTCCAGAATGGTTCACATCAACAAAATTTGCAGGTTACACAGATGATGGATTCAAGATGTATATTGACGGACAACTTGCTATTGATAATTGGCAAGAGCAGGGAACAGAGTGGAGCCCATATTCACCAACCTATGATGTTACAACAGATAAGACTTTTAATGTAGAAATCTGGTGGTATAACGGTGGAGGGCCAGGTTCCTATCATCTTGGCTGGGCTATACCTGGTGGATGGACTGGAGCAGGATGTGATTATGCTGGAAATCCAAGAGTCTGGGGACAAAATTTTAGTTGTAATCTTAATACATTTTCTTCTGGATCAGGACCAACTCAATCACAAATAAATGCTTACAATGATGCTGTTGCAGCACAGGCTATAGCACAAACAAACTATAACAATAAATTGGCAGTATACAATGACAAACTAAGCGTATACAACTCTGAGAATGCAACACTGTCATCAATGAATCAGGTTTTGCAAACTAAGACACAGGAACATCTTGATGCCGTTGAAGATACAGAAGATGCTTTAGAGTTGAAGAATAGCAGAATAGAAATATACAATCAGTCAATCCTTGACTTAAATAATGCTATTAGTGATGCTTGGGAATATTATTATGATCAGGCAGAAAGAGAACTTAATGCTGCTATTGCTCAAGCAGCAGCAAATGCTGCAGCCAATCAGCCTACCCCAGAACCCACACCAGAACCTTCTCCAGAACCGACTGAAGAACCTACACCAGAGCCATCCCCAGACCCAACAGATGAACCGACTGAAGAACCTACACCAGAGCCATCCCCAGAGCCTACAGTAGACCCTACAGACGAGCCTACACCTGAACCTACCCCAGAGGTTACACCAGATCCAGAACCAACTGAGGAGCCAGTTGTAGAGCCTACTGAAGAACCTACACCAGAGCCTTCTCCAGAACCTGGACCAGATCCAGAGCCAGAAGATAATCCTTGGACTGAACCAGATGCAGAAATCAAAGATGAAGTATTGGCAGCCCTCATTCCTGAAAAGGGAACTGGTACATCAGAAGATTTATCTGGAGTTATTGCTAACCTTACAAGCAAGGATAATAAGTTAGTTACTCTTTCCCCTGAACAAGTTACAGCAGTTAGCCAAACACTCAAAGCATTGACGCAAGAAGCAAAAGTAGAAGTTGCAGAAGACCTTGGTATTAAGCCGTCAGAAGTTGCACAGATTGCTGAGCAGATGAAGTCTAACCCAGCACTGGCAGAAGCATTCGTTGAGTTTACAGATAGAGCAGAATCAGCAGGGGATACACCAATGCCATTTACATTAGCAGATGCAGTAACAGAAGTACAAACAGAGGCATTTCTTGAGGATCCACTTGGTGCAGTATTTGAAGTGGATGTAGCAGAACTCCTATCTAATTTCTCTGAATTAGGTATGGACATGACAGATGATCAGAGAGAAAAAGCCCAGGAAGTCATTATCCCAGTAATCATTGTTTCACAGATTGCAAATGTAATGATTGGGATGAGGAGGTAATATGAAAATAATAACAAAGGTTGTGAAGGGATTCTTCACATGGCTAAAAGATGCAGGGGTGGAGATAATCGCACAAGCCTTTACCCTCCTTGGCTTCTTCATAGCGTGGCTAACTTTGACGGGATCAGCAAGAGACATTGTTGGTATTGCAGTACTTGCAACCACAATCATCTGGCTAATCACAATCCCGCTAAGAAAGGAGGACTAAATATGGCAACTAAAAAGGTAGTAGAGCCTCCTAAGAAGGAGCACCCACAAAAGGCAATCACTAATATTTTAATGAGAATCCTAGCAGTCTTTGCAGCATCTGGTCTATCAGTACTTGGTGCTGGAGCAGTGGTTGGAATTGACACAATGCAGGCAGTATTCTTAGCAGGACTATTAGGCGTAGCAACAGTCATTGAAAGACTGGCAAGGGCTTTTTTGGACGATGGAAAACTCACATTGGCAGAGATCAATGATGCGTTTAAGACGGTAGACAAAAAGGCTAATTAGTCATTATTGACGGTAGTTGACAGCCCTCTCTGGGCAATGGTATACTTGAGTATCACCTATCTGGAGAGGGCTTTTGCCATGACTTGTATTGCAGTTGTACGCCATGAAGATAAAATTTATATGGCAGGAGATCGTGGAGCATCAGATGATGGTACCATTCTAGCCCTTGAAGCACCAAAGGTTTGGAAGATAGGTCCATACTTAATTGGATATGCTGGATCAATGGACGGAGAAAGAATCCGTTACAACTTTAAGCCAACTGCACCCAACATTAAAGACACAGATAGATTTATGCAGACAAGGTTTATTAAAGAACTTAAAGAGTTTTACAATGAGTTTTGGGTTGACACATCAAAAGACGGAGACCTTGGTTTGATAATTGCAGTTCGTGGAAATATATACGAACATAGTTCTGCTGACATGTCTTTATCTAAGTATACACTTCCATACCTTGCAATGGGGTCGGGAGCAGAGTATGCATACGGTGTTTTGTATGCAACAGATAAACAAAAAAATGCAAGGAATAGAGTGATGCAAGCAGTCAATGCTGCTATTAAATTTAATCCATCCTGTATGGGTCCAGTTGACATTGTCAGTCTTTAGGAGTATACTAAATATATGAACGAAGAATTTGAAGAGATCTTAAGGAACATTCAAAACATAGAATCAGATTTTGACGAGTTTGAAATCTGGCTTGAAAACGGTATTGAAAGAGGCTGGATAACAGAGCCATTCTGTAATACCCATGATGGAGATCCATACATGAGCGATGAAGAGCAGCAAGAATGGGAAGAAGGCGGAGATCCTTGCCAATTAGTTTTAAAAATCAAACAATAACAACAACAATAAGGAGCAATAAAATGAAGAAAGTACTACTAGCATTACTATCAATTGCACTTGCATTTACAGCACTTGCACCAGCACAAGCAGAAGATCAGAAA